TTAGACTTCCGACGAGAGTCGGGAAACGGTTCCAGGAACGGTTTCGCTGACCTCCGCAAGATCCTCGACGGATTCTGGCCGCTTGGTTTGCGCCAGAATAAGCTGCGTCTGCACACGATCGGATTCGATGGCCGCAATCTGCCGTGAAAAGATGATGAACCAGCCCAGAAACATCATGCCGGCAAGAGCCTCGACGTTCGTCAACGTGTTACGCCCCGCCAACCACTGGAACCCGGCAAGAGCCCCGATCACGATAGCTAGGTCTGAAATCACATATACTACTTTTGAAAGCTGCGGGGCCAGCCAAGGCAGCGCGATCATCAGCACGCTCATCAGGCAGGGAAGACCGCGGGCGAATACGTTGTGCAGAATCGGATGCGGCGTGTAACGGAACATGCCGATGCCGATGAAGGCGATGCCTGCGAGCGTCAGCATGGTCGATAGCAGAAGAATCCGCGCCTTGAAGTGTTTGGGAGCTTCTTTTTCATCGTTTGCAGACAGATACTGCATCTGCAGACGGTGCGTGGTGATGAGCTCCGAAATCGCGAAATAGCTGATGATGACGATGCAGACGCCGGCCAACATCAATGTCGAATTGAACATACGAGCAGCAAAAGTGGTTCGATCGCCCAATTGGGAGAAATTGTTGTTGTACCAGTATGGATCATCGGACGTCAATCCTGCGATGCTGACACCGGAAACCACGAAGAACGGCAACAAGGATGCGATGGTCTTGGCATTCATGAGTTCCGCCTGTACGAACGTGACATAGCCTACGACCCCCGAGATCGCGGCGCAGAGTGCAGTCAGATAGCCTTTTAACGTGCGCAACCCCATCATGTTGCTGGCAATGGAAAGCAGCATGAACGCCGTGACGAAAATGGTCGACGCGTAGACCACGGACAAAGCGAGTATCTCGAAGATACGGCGAATAGGAATGGTCCAGCCATGTTTCAACGTCATCGACCTGGAGTTGCGCGCATACCCCAAGGTGAACGAGATGACTCCACATCCCGCGGTGATTCCGGCACACACGGTGAACAGGCGTTGGGTGACACGCCAGATGGCGGGAGCGAATTGCAGATATAGGTCCATGGCGATCCATGCAAGAGTGGCGCATGCCATGAAGGAAATGATGCCTGAAGCCTCGGCTTGCTGATGACGTCCCATGCGCGTTCCCTCCAGTATTTGCCATTCTAGCCTGTCGTTGTCCTACCATACGCTACAATGGAAACTCGTGTTCACCTGCCACGTGCGGGAGTGCATGAACGGGCTGTAGCGCAGTTTGGTAGCGCGTCTGCTTTGGGAGCAGAATGTCGCAGGTTCAAATCCTGTCAGCCCGACCGGAGCCCTTGGAAACATTAGGTTTTCAAGGGCTTATTTTTTCCGTCGGAAACAATCCGCATACAAATGCATACAAACGCCGCGGTACCTCCATGCCCGATTCACACGAGTTCGCGCTCGCGGAGGGCTCCGATCGCGTCGGCCACGTCGTCCAATCGTTCCGGCCAGAGCGCCGTGTAGGTGTTCAATGTGATGCTGGGAGAGGAGTGGCCGAGCTGCATCTGCAGGGTCTTCACGTCCGCGCCCTGGGCGATCGCGAAGCTCGCGTATGTGTGGCGCAGACTGTGTATGGTCACGCCCGCGTCCTCCATGCCGGCCGCTTTGACGGCCTTGTTCCATATCCTTGTCCGCCACGTGTTCGTCCAGACGTTCCCACCACGGGTGGCACGGAACAGCCAATCGTCATCACCCATGCCATCCATCTGCGCCTTGATCTGCGGCATAAGGAACCGTGGTATCGCGATGTTGCGGGCCTTTCCGTTCTTCGGTGTGCCGAGCATGCTGCCGCCGTGCCCGTCGTCAGTCCATGTGCGGCCTATCCTGGCGCGCCGCCTGTCCACGTCCACGTCACCGACCTTAAGGGCAAGCGATTCGCCTATGCGGCATCCCGTATAGGCCTGCCATCTGACCAGCAGACCGTCCACCGGCTTCCCGATCTTCTCCGCCTCGTCCGCGAGCAACTCGACCTCGCGGACCGAGAGGAACACCATGTCATCGTCGGAGACGATCTTCGGCACGGTGACCCTGTCCACAGGATTCTCACCGATCCACCCGTTCGAGACGGCGTAGTCAAAGATGCCCTTGAGGACGACTTTCATGATATTGCGGATGCTTCTCGCGCTCAGCGGCTTCGAATCACGCCCGTCCGGCAACGCGGCCGGATAACCACCGTCCATGAGCTGGCCGACCCACTCCTGCAGCATGTCAGGGCGAAGCTCACGCAACGTCATGCCACCCCATTTGGGCAGGATGTACAGGCGCAGCTCCCTCGCATACCGGCCTGCGGTGCCTGGTTTCAGATCGACCTTCGACGCGAGCCATTCGCCGGCCACATCATCCAGGACACGAAGCTCCTGACGAGGATCGCGGTAGCGTCCCCGCCTGATGTCGTCCTCCATGGCCGCGGCATATTCCTGCGCTTCGGCGAGCCTGGCGAACTGCTTCACCCTCTGCACACGTCTACCGTCCTTGACGATGGTCCAATGACAACGCCAGCGCATCCCGACTCCATAACGGCTTTTACGCCACTTCTCAGGCACATTGGCCTTCATCGGATCGCGTGAGTTCGCCAAAGAGCGTTTGGCCGCGCGACTCGGCGGATTGCCATCATCGTCATTCTTGAGCCACAGATCATCAATGGTCACTTTCATGGCGCTTCTTCCCACATGTTCTTCACCACGGCGCTCGCGGTATTCGTAGACACAGGCGGCTTTTAAGTAGAGTCCCGACAATCATTGAGCTGTACATCGGGACTCGAACTATTTTCAAATAATGCTGTTATAGAAGGCGGCGCACCTCTTCGCGAATCTGCTCAGAGTAGGCATAGATACCGTTAAGCGTATCGATAGGCATGCGCTCGCAGTTTTTGTTTTCGTCGAAAACACCGAGATATTTCTGCTTAGTGTTGAAATAAAGACGAACAATTGGCTTACGGTTGTTATCGTCGAGGAATATTGCGCAGTATTTCTTTGCATCTCTCATCGTTACACGTTCCGGATCCACATCGCTGCATGCGATGGCTTTGATGATTCGGTAACCGGCGATTTCCTCCTCGGTGGTGACGATTCCATCGTCGTCGTTGCCGTCGGATTCGTCTCCGTCGTTTGTTTCCTCGTTTGCGTCTGGCTCGATTGTGTCGATCTTGATATCATCCGCGCCGAGTGCCGTCTTGAGTCGATCGTTGACCTGATCTGACAGATACTGCTTCAGCGCCTTCGCCACCAATGGCCTGAACTTCTCCATGACCGACGCATAGAACGCGCCTTCGTACACGTGCGAGGCGAGCAGCTTTACGAACTCGTCCGACGGCTCTTTGAACTCGTCGCCGACGGCCCTCTTGAGTGCACCTACGTATTTGAGCTCTTCGGCACTGCTGGCGATGGAATCAAGGTCGAACGCCGGCTTGGTCAGCTTCTGCAACGCCGGGATTATCGTCGGATCGATATCCAATAGATCCAGCACCAGGAACGGCTTCGAGTCCATGCGGTTCGGCTCATCAATGTCCATGTAGAAATTCCATACCTGGCCGTTGGTCAGAACACCGATGCGCGCGTTCGTCACCGCGAAATACCGGTACAGCTGGCTTGCGTTCTCCAAGCTGAGCGGTACGCCAATCTTCTTGCATTCGATAAGAATCTGCACTTGACCGTCATGCACGAGCGCGTAATCAACCTTTTCGCCTTTTTTGACCCCAACGTCGGCGGTGAATTCCGGCACGACTTCGGTTGGGTTGAACACGTCATAACCGAGCACTTGACCGATGAACGGCATGATGAACGCGTTCTTCGTGGCTTCCTCTGTTTCGATGCCCTCTTTGAGGTCGCGTACCTTTGCTGCGACCTGGTTAAGGCTCTCTTCAAATTCCATTGTTCTCCCTTCCTATCTGGTTTTAATGGAATCTTCGCTTTTGATGCGGTCGGCCCACTTATCGATGTCGATATCTTCGTGAGATGTCTCAAAATCGCTTACAACTTCTGGGTCTTTGCTGAGTTCATCCGCATCGGCGATGATCTGCGCCAGAGGTGTTCGCAACGCCGTCGAAATGCGTTGCAATTGCTCATAATCGGCAACGGTGTTCAGTTCGAGGATCCTCCGTAACGTCCCGTAGGGGACGCCTGATTTCTCAGCGAGCGACTTTACTTTCAGTTCTCTTGTCGCCATTGCCCGTTTGATCGCTATCGACAGCGCCTTTGATTCGATAGTCGGGATTTTCTTTCCTGTTGCCATGTGTTTAGATTACGTCATTTTCCCCGTTTTTTGTCTCATATGAGACACGCCGAGTTTTGCATAAGGCAAATATTTATTTATCATGTCTCATATGAAACAAATAAGTCTTAAATAAAACTTTGGAGGTTTGGTTTGAAGCAAATTGAAAATGTGACATCTCGACAAATTGGTGATGTCCTCAAGAGCACCATAAAACACGCTGGGCTCACGCAGGATGAGGTCGGAATAAAGGCAGGCATTCCACGCAACAGTCTCAACCGCAAACTCAATGGCGGGACGTTCAACTTCGACGAGCTTGCCCGCATCAGCCAAGTCACCGGACGCAAGCTCTCCGACATCATCAAAGACGCCGAAGCGCTCGCCGACGGAAGCGATCGAAGAACAGAATCAGGCGCTCGCCGACGAATGAATCGAAAGGAGAATCCGAGATGAGCATCAACATTCCGGCCGAGACGGCGGACGAATCCATGAACCCGATTTCCGTTGAGGAATTCGAACGCCTGCACCCGGCGATGCTGGGCGCGATAAGGAAAGCCGTCCGCGAGGAATTGGAACTCTCTCACGCGGACGGCCGAACGTCAGCTGATGTTCAGCGCACGTTTGATCTTCAACTGGTCGTTCCGGATGTACCGCTGGTATTCGGCGATGCCTTGCACGGCATCGGCCAGCGACACGATGGCCTGCTGAATGTTTCCAGATTATGCGTAGGCCTTCGCGTCATTAGCGGAATTCACTGGATCGCGTTGCATATTATCACCTCCCTTCTTTGCGCGGGTCTGCTCATTCTCCCACTCGGCAGGAAGGCCCTCAAACGAAACACGTCGGAAAAGCAATCGGCGCTTACCAACGCATGAAAGGAGCGGGCGCGTGATGGATGACAAAGAGGTGTTCGCCGCATTGGCGGCGGCGTTGAAGCCGATGAACACGACGAAGGACATCGCGGACAACTGCGGCATCAAGGAAGGCACCCTGGCGTACTGGCGTAGCGCGGGCATCGGCCCGAAGTTCGTGAAGGTGGGACGAATCGTCATGTATCCGAAGGAGCAGATGATCGCCTATTTCGCGCAACACCTGTACCAGTGCACGGCCGAATACGAGGAAGAGGTGGGCGCGTGATGACCGACAACGACTGGCGTACCGATACCCCGTGGCCTGACCCATGGGAAGAAAAGGAGAACAAATGAACAACATCCGCAAAGCCTGCGTCGAAGCGATATTCAGGGAATTCGAGGACAAGGGCGACGCCATCCGTCCGGCCTGCGGCGACGGATGGGGCGAAATCGAAGCAAGGCGTTCACTTGGTCACATCGTCGGATACGTCGACCTCGACGTGACCGACCTCGTGGACATCGTCATCGACACCATCAACAAGGAGCTGTAATGGAATCAATGCCTTTGGCCGTCGGTCAGGCACTGCTCGATCTCAGCGTTGCGTCTGCTGCCCAGTTCGGTGGTGTATGTGACGTGTACAGTGACGCGGCATGTTCCGATGTCGGCAAAGAAGAAGCCGTTTCCGGAGTTGATGGCGTCGATCTCGGATCGGTCTTTGATTATCTGCTTGGAGAAGAACTCGCTTTCGAGCGCGATCTCGCAGAACGGCATTGTCTTGTCGACACGCGCCTGCGCAATGGTCTGGTCTTCAAAGCGGACGAACACATGAACGTCTCGTGCGATGTTGCCGCAATCGTTGACAAGGAAGACGGTGGAAGTTTCTCCATCGTACTCGACCCTCCACTTGTAAACCGTCTGGTCGGCGGTGACTGCCAACGCCCGTTGGCTGATCGCGTTCGCGTCTGCAGCTATCTCGTTCGCTTTGCCGGCAAGGTCGTTGGCGTGTTCGGCGATCCCCTTCGAGTCGGCGGCGATCCCGTTGGCTTCTTCCGCCGAGTCGTTGGCGTCCTTGGCGAGCTTGTTTCCAGCATGCGTTTGGAACAAGGCGACACATCCGGCGACACCGCCAACCAATCCCGTGATGGCGCCAACGACGCTGGTGACCACATTGATGTCCATTCCACTGATTCTAAAGCAGAGGCAAAACGATGAAAGCTCTTGCCTGCATCATTCTGCGCCAGCTGATCTTCGCGGTGTGGTTACTGGCCATGTGGGTGCTGTATTGCACGCCGGCGTGCATGCATCCGATCGAACATCTCATCGCCGCGCCGTTCGCGGTGTTCATCCCGACGGCCGTCATCATGCGCCGCCTGTGCTCGGATCCCCGCTTCATCCGATGGGCGGAAGAACTCGAGCGATAAAGACTTGGGCGGCTCCACACACATTGCGGCATGGACGTGTCTCGTCATGCGCGGCCATGCCGGAACCGCCCACCCGTCAAGGAAAAGACATTAAAACCAGCCGGACGGGTCATCTTCTCTCTTCTCCTCCCGTCCAGCCTTCGCCGGGGCCCGCGATTGGAGGCGGGCGCCATGGATCGGCGTGTTCAGGTCACGCCGGCGGATGGATGCGCGGTTCGACTCCGCGCCCCGGCACGACATCCAATCCAATCCCAAAGGAGGCACACGATGCCAAGCAAGACAGCCAGGCCGGAAGGCGAGAAGTGGTTCGAATGGCCGCTCACGCCGGCCAGCGCGACCATGAGCGCCGCCGAACTCATCAGTGAACTGTACGAGACCATCAGCGCACTCAACCGCGACAGGGGCTGGAACCTCACCATGGTTGCCCCTGCGCGCTTCGGCGAGATAGTTATCGACCGCGAGGCCGGATGCCTCCGCGCGAAATGCGCATGGAAGGCCAAGGACCCCAGCCAGCTCGGTCCCGAGCCGGCCGGATACGTGAAGGGAGCTTGACATGGCCGTTGGAGAGATCGTCATCACCATCGTCGGCAATATCACAGCGGACCCCGAGATCCGGACCGTCGGCAATGGCGCGCAGGTCGCCAGCTTTACCATCGCGGCCACCACCCGCAATTTCAACAGGCAGTCCAACCAGTACGAGGATGGTCCGACGCTCTTCATGCGTTGCTCGGCGTGGAATGACCTCGCGCAGCATTGCGCGCAGTCGCTGGCCAAGGGTATGCGTGTCATCGCCCAGGGCAGACTCCAGCAGCGTTCGTATCAGGCACAGGACGGCTCGAACCGCACGGTAATCGAGCTTCGAGTGGACGAAATCGGCCCGAGTCTGAGATATGCCACCGCGCAGGTCAGCAAAATACCCCATCAAGGCAGCCCCGTCTACGGCAATCCTGCCTCGCCACAGCCAACGACCGTCAACACCAGCGCCGGTGGATGGAGCCAACAGCCGCATCAGCCGCAACAGGCCACGCAACCGGCTCCGCCTGCCGACGATCCGTGGAGTGCGCCGACCAACGGTCAATCATCATTCGGCGAATTCGGCAAGGCCAACGGTGAACCGGACTTTTAAGGACAAGGAGCAGCAATGAAAGCCACCGAACAGCAGGCGCTCATCCCGCAGGAAGCGACACCGGACACGCTCATCGACCTCATCGGCAAGACGCAGCAGGTCACCAAGGCCGCGGCCGTCGTGCTCAAGGCGTGCCGGAGCGTCATGGACACCAACACCAAGAAGGAGCACGTGGAGAAGTGGGGCGGCATCCATGCCATCACCGAAGCCGTGTACGACTGCGCGGACCTCGCGCAGCGCATCCTCGACGCCGGCCTGGCCATGGAGAACATGTGCGCGAAGCCCGCCACGTCACGGCAGATGATCCTCATCGACGATCTGCGCCGCAGCCTCGACATGGACGACGGCGACGTGGAGGCGACCGTCGATCCGGACACCGGCGAGATCGACTGAACCACGGAAGGAGCAAGAGAGATATGTGGTTTATTGTCGACGACCAGATGGCCGACGACAGGCGCATCCGCCGCCTGCCGCTCGCTACCGTGGGCCTGTGGGTCAAGCTGTGCGTCATCCACTCCAAAGGCGTCTCGATGCAGGCCAAGGACCCGGCCGCGTATCCAGGATACTTCGACAAGCTCGATCTCAAGGACGCCGGCGGCACCATGAAGCAGCTGCAGCAGCTCATCGACTCCGGGCTTATGGAAGAGCACGACGGCGGATGGCGTCCCGTCTACGCCGAAGGCATCTGCAGGGAGCCACGAGTGCTGACCGAAGAGCAACGCGAGGCGCGCCGAAAAGCCGGAAGCAAGGGAGGACGCCGCAAGGCGGCCAACCAGAAAGCCAAGCAAACGTCTGGCGACTTGCCGGAAAACAGCCAAGCAAACGGAGAACAAAACGGTAGCGAGACAGGTAGCAAACCGTCTAGCAAGTTGCTAGAGGACAGCCAAGCAAAAACATGGCATAAAACCGATACCGATACCGATAATCCCTCTCCGACCCCTCCCGCCGGCACCGCGAAGCAAACCGCCAGCGAAACGCCGGGCGCCTTCGCCGCCATCGCCGAAACCTACCCAGGCACCATCGGCGCGAAAGGCCGCAAAGCCGAACGCGAAGCGCGGGACCTCGTCGAGACGATCACCGAGAACCCGGTCCAGCTCGCCCGACTCCAATCCGCCGTCCGCCGCTACCGGCGAGCCGTCAACGACGGCCAAGTGCCACAACGGCAGGTCCCACGACTCGCCACATGGCTCCGCGACCAATGGGAAACCTGGGCACCCGAGCCAGTCACGCCAACACCACGCCACAAGCACACCTGGAACTGCGAACACGTCCACCAGCTCATGGATCCGCACGAAGACGAATACGACCACACCGGCAGCCTCCGCAACGGCAACCCAAGCGAATGGTGGCAGGCATGCCAGGCGTGCGCAGACGAACTCAACAACCAAGAAACCAGCAAGGAGAAGCAATGAGCAGCTACCAAAGCAACCAGATCAAGCTCATCAACACGAGCCTGATCGACCCCCACCCCGACAATCCACGCAAAAACATCGGCGACGTGACCGACCTCGCCGCCAGCATCAAAACCAACGGCCTCCTCACGCCCCTCAGCGTCGTACCCAACGGCGAGCGCTACAGGGTCATCGCCGGCCACCGCAGGCTCGCCGCATGCAAACAGGCCGGAATCGGAGCCGTCCCATGCTTCGTGCTCCAGCTCAACCCATTGCAGCAGTTGGAGGCCATGGTCACCGAGAACTGCCAGCGCGAACAGCTCACCGTGTTGGAAGAGGCCGACGCCATCCAGGGCATGCTCGACCTCGGAGCCACTACCGCCAACGTCGCCCACCGGCTCGGCCGAAGCGCCAACTACGTGCGTGACCGCGCCAAGGCCGCCAGCATCAAGACCGAGGTCAGAGCATCCCGCGACGATTTCAGCCAGCTCACCATCGGCCAGCTCGTGGCCATAGCGCGATACGACGGCCAGCCGGACAGGCAGAAGGAGCTCGCGCAGGCGGCCGGCACCTCGAACTTCGACTACATCCTCCGCAACATCGAACGCGACGACCGCGACCGGCAATGGATCGAATCGGTCGCCGCGCTCCTCGTGGAGCCCGACAACGGCATCAACCTCATCCCCGACCCCGAAAAGCCCTACAGCGACCCGGAATGGCGCTACGCCGGCTGCATGTTCCCATCCACCGGCACCCCCGAAGAAGCCGTCGAGAAGATCCGCGAACAAAACCCAGCCGCCGTATCCATCCACGAAACGTCGCAGCAGGTCTACCTCTGGACCCGCCGCGACAAGACCGCCGACGCCGAAAAGGAAGCCCGACGAGCCGCCGAACAAGCCGAACGCGACGCCCGCCGGCACGCGCTCGAGGAATACGCCGCCGCATCAGCAGACAAGCGCATGGCATGGCTCCACGGCCATCTCCACGGCATCAAACGCGACAAGCTCGTCGAAACCACGGCCCGGCTCGGACTCCTGCAGATCATCGACCCGGACCCGCAGGGCTACACGCAGGCGCTGAGCACATGGAACGACGCCGCATGCGGTGGCGAACAATTCACCACCATCAGCGGCATCGAACCGGAACGGGCGCTCGCCGAACTCCGCTACCACCTCGACGAACCCGACTGGGCGGTCTGGGCGGTGCAAATCCTCGCCGCACGCATCGAATGGTTCATCGACCCGACCGACTGGACCATCGCCAACGACATCGGCAGACGCATCCCCGGCTACTACCAGATCCTCCAAGACCTCGGCTACACGCCCACCGACGACGAAACCAGCCACCTCGACCAGCTCATCGCCGCCATCAGCGAAGCCGACTCCGACGAAAACGAAGAAGACGAGGAGAACAACCAATGACCAGGGAACAACTCGAAAGACTCGCCCAACTCCTCACCGACACCGCCCAGACCGCCAGCACAATCGAACTGCGAGCGCTCGCCGGTGGCAGGGCGGATGACGGCATCGTGGCGTTGGCGGCCGGGTTGAGGGCCAATTGCACTTCGTGTTTGGTGTTGGTTGACGGTCTGATGCAGGAGGGGGTGCGTTGTGAGTGAGTTTGCTGATTCGAAGCGTGCCGCTTTGGAGCGGCAGGGTTGGCATTGTCTGCGTTGCGGGACGAACATCCATGACCCGTCATGCTGGCCTGGACGCAGTGGCCATCACCGTCAGCTGCGGCGGGCGGCGGATCCGGATGTGCGGCATAGTCCGGCCAACATCGTCGAGCTGTGCGGTTCGGGTACGACCGGCTGCCATGGGTGGGTCCACCAGCATGTGGCCGAGGCGGAGCGGCTGGGATTGATCGTGCCGCTCGGCGCGGATCCTCGTGACGTTCCAGTGTTCGACTGGGAAGGCAGGTGGATGCGGCTGAACATGGACGGGACCGCCACACGTCTGACAGGTCTCGAGATCGCCCGGCTTGACATCGATGGGAGAAGAAATGACAGGTATTGAAAAAACGGACATGCTGCTGTGGATGGACGTGGAGACCACGGGGCTCGACCCGGACCATGACAGGATCCTCGAGGTGGAACTGCGTTGCACCGACATGAAAGGTGTGCTGTGCGTCGGCGGTTTCCACCGCGTCATCGGATTGGCGGGACGAAATGTCTCCATTACCGATGAGAACTTCAAGGCATGGCGCATGCACTGCGCCAACGGACTGCTCGAGGACGCATTCGATGCCGGATATACGGAAGCGGCGACGGCGAACGGACTAGAGGAATATGTCGACAGCCTCGCGCAGTCGTTCACTCTCCATCCGGCAGGCAGCAATCCGCAGTTCGACCTCGACTTCATCGGTCGGCTCTGCCCGAACCTGCCGTTGCACTACCACCGCATCGATATGGCCACCATCCGCGACAGTCTCGAAGCCGCCGGGTGGGACGTGAAGCCGGAAGGGGAGACGCCGATAACCAGCGCCCACCGCACCAGTACCTGCCTCGACCGCGACATCCATCAATACGCGCGCCTCATCCGAGGACTCTCCGAATATCCGGTCCGATACATCGCCACGAAAGAAGCAAGGTGATGGACGTCGCAGCCGTGATCCTCCTCATCGCCGCCATCCTGATCGGCTAGATGGCCAACCGGCCGTGAAACCGCCACACACTGAAAGGAACCTGAATGAAACAGACCATCAACCGTATCTCCAACCGCGTCGGCGACTGGTTCGCCACATTGTTCACCTTCACGGCGCTGCTGCTCGTGCCGCACGCCATCATCCGGCCGATCATCGGCTACGGCCTCCACCACTGGATCCCCATCCAATGGCTCGCCCTGCACGCCGTGCTCATCATCCTCACCCTATGCGTCGCGCTCGCCGCCTACATCATTGCGGACCGTACCGCGCCGGAACCGCCGGAAACATACTGAAAGGAGCCATCATGGCAGACCAGGAGACCATTCCGATCGGTCTGGAGACGCAGAACAAGGTGGCCGAGGCCATCTACCTGCGCTGGTATAGCAACGGGGCCCGCCATCCACGCCCATGGAACGAGATGCCCATGGAGGGCAAAGAGCCATGGAGACGCGTGGCCAAGGACGCCATCAGCACGTTCTTCTCTTCTCCCGAGTTCCAGACGCTGCTCGACGACGTGTACGACGAAGGCTACGACGACGCCCAAAAGGACGCCCAAGGCGGAAACGAAGGCGAGGAGCCGCGGTGAGCGTCAACGTCCCATTGCATAAATGGCGGTCGGCCGACCCGGCCATCCTGATCGGCCGCCGCTGCATCGCCCAAACAGACCAAGACGTCATCATCGACGGCCGGCTCGAACTCATCCGACATCCGGACGGCACCGCCAGCCTCCGCTTCCAGGGCATCGGAAACGACATCATCGCCCACGATTCGAACACATGTTCCAACAGCATGAGCGACGGCATACGAAGCCTCGCCATCTACGGAAAGGAATGAAATGCACACCGTCAGAATCGCCACCAACCCACGCAAATGGCGCAGACCCGCACCCTGCCCGGCATGCCGCCAGTCACAGCCGCTCATCCTGACCCTCAGCACCATCTACAACCTCCTAACCCGCCAACCGGTCAACACCATCTACGGCTGCATCTGCCCCAACTGCCGGCACAAATGCATCCTCTACGTTGACGGCAAAAACCTCAACAAAGCCATCCGCCTCTGGAACCACCACGCCAGCCACCATCAAAGGAACGAACAATGAGAAACACCATCTGCGCCACACTTACCGCCATCACCCTCACCCTCTGCACCGCGCTCGCAGGATGCGGGAGCACGTCGGAGCCTTCCACGCCAGCGCATGCGGTCAGGTCCATCGACTCGCAATGCACCGATGGAGGCACCGCCCATGGTTTCTACGAGTGCGCCATCACGTTGTCCGATACACGAAAGGTGGACTGCATCGTCTACGCATGGGGAAAGCAAGGCGGCCTGTCCTGCGACTGGAGCCATGTGAGCGGAGCGGACAAGGAGCCGGACCGATGAGCTACCGGGAAATCCATGAGCTGTTCGTCGTCTGCGACGAGTGCCATACAAGCCTTTCCGTCGATGACGCGACCTACGAGGACGCCGACAACGAGGCCGTCGACCACGGCTGGCAATACGACGAGCTCCAAGGCAGGCACTACTGCCCGCTCCACTGGCACGTCGAATGCCATGACTGCGACATCACCGACAGTGGAGCGCCGGACGAACTGGAAGCCGCGGGATGGCACATCGACCGAGATTATCCATGCGACAGCCTCTGTCCGAACCACCGTCATCTCTCATGCCGCGAATGCCGCAAGTGGGATGTCGGACCTCTGCATCGGCTCGAATACGAGGGATGGCAAGTCAATTCCATCGACCCCAACGCCAGCCTTTGCCCGGAATGTGCCAAAACCAAGAAGGAAACAAAATGAGAAACAGCGACGCAGACATCGCCATCGACGTGCTCAACAAACTCATCGCCCAGGAACTCGAAGCCGCGAGCGCCGGAATGCGTTTTGGCAATCGACCCCTCGAGGAAAGTGCGTCGATTCGATACCACGCCTACATCAATGCCAGGGACAAGATTCGGGAGGCGCTCGCCGATGCCGTGGAGGAGCGGGATGCTCGGAACCCGTTCCAGTGTCAGCGTGATGAGTTGGTCACGCAGGATATGCACACGTGCGATTTGTGTGGCAGGCGGGTGTCCAGTCCGGTCCGGGCCATCTCGTTGGATGTCTACCGTCTTTTCGAGCAGTGGCGCCTGTCCCAATCGGAGGCCGACGCATGAAAGACCGGACCCCGCATCTGTGCCGGAACGCTCTCGGCACTGCCATCTGCGCCAGCAACGGCATCGGACCAGGGCGTTGCACCTTCCCTCGCCACCGTCTGCAGCACTGCGTCGTCTGCGGCAGGTGGTGGAAAGCCTCAGCCGTCTCGACGCACTTGACCATCTGGACCGAAATGCCCGATTGGGTTATCCGGATGCTTTGGCACAACATCTGGGAATCGGCCGAAAATCATCCCACCCAGGAAAGAGGAAACCATGAGTAAGGAAACACTCGCCCCGCCACTGCCGCCGATCGACGCGCGCACCGAAGCCGTCGCCGAACGTCTGTTCGGACTCAAATGGGCACTCCGCAAGGACTCCACCGAAATCATCCACGAGGAATGGAATACCGCATCCGAATGGATCCGCGACGGATACCTGCGCCAAGCCATCGAAGTGCTCGCCGCCGCCGACCAAGCGGAACCAGCGAGCGCCAAGGCCTCCGGCTACCAGGACCGCATGCGTGTCGAATACCGCGATTTGACCGCCCGCGCCGGCAGGCTCAGGGACATGCTGCAAAGGTATGCGGATGGCACGCTCGATTTCGAGCCCACCTGCCCGATCAGCCTGTTGAGCAGGCAGCTTGACGTCATGGACGAATACGCGCTCATCCTCCGCCGTCGGGCCAACATCGAGCACATCAGCCTCGGCGAGCAGCGCATCGACACGGCCACCAGGGACGCCCGATGAGCGACACGGCCGGCCGTATCCGCGCCGCCGTCCAAGGCATCACGGGCCTGCCGGACGCGCTCGCCCAACCAATGCGCCAGCTTGACCAAGCCCTCGCCCAAATCGGCAGCCTGCCAGCCGACCCCACGAACGAACCAACAAAGGAGAATAAGCAATGAGCAACGACATCGACAAAAGCGTGAACCGTCTCAACGCGGCCGAAACCATCCGCCGCCAGGCCATCGCACTGCAGAAACACATCAGCGAGGCGCTCGCCGGCCTCCAAACCCTCAGCGGCAGCGAGGACATCCAGATCAGCCACGCGCTCACCATGGCCACCATCCAAGCATCCAAGGCA